CCTAATGAAAACGAAGGTATAAAACGTATGGGGATAAAAGATAAGATAATACAAATTTTGAATGGATAATTGGGATAAAAAGTTTATTAAATTATGTAAACACATTTCTGGGTGGAGCAAAGATAAAAATAGAAAAGTTGGTGCTGTTATAGTTGACCAAGATAACATAGTTTTATCAATGGGTTATAATGGTATACCTAGAGGGTGTGATGATGGTGTTGAGTGTAGGTATGAAAGACCAACAAAATATTTGTTTACTGAACACGCAGAAAGAAATGCAATTTATCATGCAGCACGACATGGTGTTTCATTGAAAGGTTGCACATTATATGTAACACTTTTCCCATGTGCCGATTGTGCTAGAGCGTTAATTCAATCTGGTATAACAAGAATAATGGCTCCAGAACCAGATTTAACCCATGAAGTATGGGGTGAACATTTCAAAGCTGCTATTGAAATGATGGAAGAAGCTAAAATTAAAATCGAATTAATTTAATGAATACAGTTAAAGTAGGAATCGCCAATGTTGGTGAAAATATATATCCAGTTGATATCGTTGAAAAATGGACACCAACTGATATAGTTTATGCTGGTGATACAATTTTTTTCAAACATGACAATAAATATTATTCAATGAATAGTATGGATTTTCATAAAATTTTTAATTTATAAAAAATGAGTATAATAAGGTCAATAAGAATTAACCATTATGAACACATGGTTAATAGAGGTTGGGATAAAACATATTGGGCGTTAAATAACATATGTGTATAACTTTACTTTTTTGTGTTTTTTAATATATTTATAATAAAAATAAAAATATGAAACATAAATGGACTGAAGATGAAATTAATTTTTTAATTAAAGAATATCCTTTAACTGATAGATATTATTGCTCAAATGTTTTAAACATACCAGTTGAACAAATAGTTTATAAGTTAAGAGTTTTAAAAATAAAAAAAGAAAAAAGTTTAAATTATTTAAAATTTGAAAATATAAATGATTCTTATGTTGCATATATTTTAGGTTTTATGTGGGCTGATGGACATGTTAGAAATGATGGTAGACATTTTAACGTTGGTGGTGTTAAAGAAGATATTGATGAAATCGAAAATTTATTTTTTAAAGTTGGTAGTTGGGGTAAGTCTATTCAAGATAGAAGTAAAAGAGGTTGGAAAACAGCTAAATATTTGATTGGTTCAAATAAAGAAATATATAATTTTTTAATTGAACACAATTACGATAAAAAATCATATATTTCAGCTGATAAAATTTTATCTAAAATACCAGATGATTTAAAACATTATTTTTTCAGAGGTTTGATTGACGGTGATGGTTCGTTTTATTTTAAAGATTATACTAGACAGTTTGCTATAACTTCATCATATGACCAAGATTGGACTTATTTTGAAAGATTATGTGAAAATTTGGGTATTAAATATAATATTAAAAGAATAATTAATTTTAATAAAAAAACAAAAAAAGAAAATAAAAGTTCAGTTTTACGAATTTTGGGTAAGGAAATTATTAAATTAGGTGAATACATTTATAATGGTGATGATTTCGGGTTATCAAGGAAAATAAATAAATATAAACAAATAAAAGAAAGTTATGATAACTAGAGCAATTGAAAATTTTTACAATGATAAAGAGAAAAGAGGGTGGGATAAAGGGTATTTTATGTTCGATATCCATGGTACTATTTTAAAACCAAATTATGAGTATGGAAACATACCTAAAGAGTTTTACCCATTTGCTAAAGAAACATTACAAATGATTAGCAAAATGAAAGATGTAGTAATGATTCTTTACACATGTTCACATCCACATGAAATTGAACAATATATTGAATATTTTAAAGAGAATGATATTCATTTTGACTATATCAATGAGAACCCAGAGATACCTACAAATTTAGAAGGGTATGGTAACTACGATAAAAAACCTTACATGAATGTTCTATTTGAAGACAAAGCTGGATTCGATGGTGAAAATGATTGGGATAGTGTTTTATGGTTATTAAAAGCAAAAAATGGCTAGGATATCTGACATACAAAGATATAATCAAACTAGAAAGGATTCGGCAAAAGAATCTCCAGATTTTGATACATTGAAGTTTAAAAACAAAAATGGGGATGTCATGGTTGTTAAACCTCAAGAAGTTAGAGATGTATTGCATGATTTTATTGACGCTGAGTTTAATTTTTCAAATAACATAACTAAAAATCAAATGAAAGAACGATTTGATTTTAAGTTAAAACAAATTGAAAGAACATTGATTGAACATGTTGACGATAAAATAAATAAAATAGTGGAAAGCATATTAGAAAAAACTATTGATAGAATTGTTGAAGAAGAAATTAATAGAAGAGTTCAAGAAAAATTAGAAAAAATAAAAAAATGTTTATGAAAAGAAAAAGAATTATTGGTGTTGTAATATTAATTATATTGTTAGGATTATTCGCATTAACTGGTTGTGCTGACGCATCTCATGTTCAGCAATGTTTACCAGAAACAGAACATACTTATGGGTTCTGGGGTGGCACATGGCATGGTATGATAATGGTTCCATCATTTATTGGTAGTCTTATATGGGACGATGTCGCTGTATATGCTGTTAATAACAATGGTGCTTGGTATGATTTTGGATTTATCGGTGGTTTTTTTATGATTATAAAACTGTTCACTGGTTATAAAAAAGTAAAAGAATGAAAAAGAAAGTAGTAGTATTTAGTGGTGCTGGAATCAGCAAAGAGTCTGGTGTTGAAACGTTTAGAGACACTAAAGATGGTTTATGGAATAACCATAAAGTTGAAGACGTTTGTACGTTAGAAGGTTGGAGGAAAGACCGTGAAAAAGTTCTTAATTTCTACAACGATAGAAGACGACAAATGCCAACAGTTGAACCTAACGATGCACATAAAGCATTGGTTAAATTAGAAGAAGTTTATGACGTTACAATCATAACACAAAATGTTGATGATTTGCACGAAAGAGGTGGTTCTAGTAATATTATCCATTTGCATGGTGAATTGACAAAAGCTAGAGGTTCCTTGTATAACCATAAACCTAGTCCAGTTGATGAAGTTATTGATATTGGATATAATGACATCAATATTGGTGATAAATGTCCAACAACTGGTTCTCAATTAAGACCACACATTGTATGGTTTGGTGAGTATCCTTTTAATGTTGATAAAGCTTATGATGCAGTTTATAACGCTGACGTATTGATAGTAGTTGGGACTAGTTTACAAATAAGTTATACATTGGACTTGTTGACAAACGTTAGACAACGAGTATCAGATGATAGTAATCCATGTAGAATTATCTACATAGACCCATCGCCAATGAATTATTTATCTAACTATGGGTTGAACGTTGAGTATGTAAGAAAAAGTGCTGTAGAAGGCGTTAATGAAGTCGTTGATGAATTATTAAATTTGATAGAAATATAAATTTTTATTGGTTATAACAAGATTAATTAGTATATTAGTATAAAATAAATAAATAATATGGAATATTACACTTTTGAAGGAGTTATCAAAGAGATTTTTGATACTCAAGAATTTAAGAACAATTTCAAGAAAAGAGAAATTGTTTTAGTTACTGATGAGGATTATCCTCAACACATAAAATTTGAATTTACTGATGAGAATGGTATCAATAAATTGGATGACCATGCTGAAGGTGAAAAAGTTAAAATTGCTTTCTTATTGAAAGGTAGTGAGTGGCAAGGTAAATACTTTACCAATTTAAGAGGTGTCGCTATTGCTTTAGCAGATGAACCAACAACTGCTACTAAAACTAAAAAAGACACTAAGAAAGATGTTTTGTCTTCTATGACAATAGTTAACAATAACGAAGAAGATGAATTACCATTCTAATTATGAGTGTTGTTAAGTTTGAGTTAAAAGAAGAACACGTAAAGTTGTTAAAACATTTACGTTGGAGTAAAAACAAAAACCTTATTGTTAATATTTCTGACGATGAAGATTCAGTTCCGTTTGGTTTTGACACTATTTATGAAGCTATCGATACAATATTAAATGGTAAGCCAGAGAATTTTGACCCATTTGAAATACATGATGTTGTAGAGTATACTGATGAACAGAAAGCAGAATGGGATAAGTTATATGATGAACTACCGTTAGCGTTAGATGTCATATTGCACAATAAATCATTTGATTTGGGACATTATAAGACCAAATATCACGACAGAAATTGGAAAAAGATGAATTAATTTTCATCTTTTTTTTGTTTATATGAAAAATTATTCATACATTTGTATTAATTAAAATTTATAACTATGAAAAATGTAAAAAGTTACTGTATCATAAAGAAAGTGATACAACCAAATGGTAAAACATTAAACGTGTTGATGTTGGATATTAACACAGAAGTATTGGAATTTGATAACTTACCAGATGCTGAAAAGTTTGCAGCGTTAATGACTCAGAACTCTGATTCTGGTTGGGAATACATCGTAAAAGAAATATAATGCAACAGTTTTTATTATATTTCCTAGGTTACTTTTTATTATTCAGAGCAATAGATTTGGGTAGAGTAGAAAGTGAAAGATATAGCCTTTTCAGCAAAGAAGGGTTTATTCAATATCTTATGGTTATGGGTGCTTCAATAGTCCTTGAATGGGCTTGTAAAATGTAAAAAATAAAATATGAATCAATCGTTATTATTTACCTTAGATGGTAAAATAGAATTGGCTGAAGCCATTCTACAGTCAGCTAATTTATTTAGCACGGAACATGAAATTAGTTTAGGTTATTTAAACAAACAAAAATTCTCCGATGGTGAGTTATGTGTTGATTTCACTGACTCAGTTAGAGGTAAATCTGTGTTTTTGTTATCTAGTCCAAACACGTCAGATGCAATCATTAATTTAGCTTTGGCTATTGATGCGGCTAAACGTGGTGGTGCTAAAGAAATCATTCCTATCTTACCATATTTTCCATATGCTAGACAAGATAAGAAAGACCAAAGCAGAGGACCAATTGGTGCTAAAGTAATGGCTGAAATAATTGAACAACGTGGTGCAACATCAGTAATCACTTTTGATTTACATGCTGACCAAATCCAAGGGTTCTTTAACATCCCAGTTACGCATATTGAAGGTAAACACGTATTTGATAGTTATATTTTTGAAACTATTAAAGCGTATAACCACAACGAAGTAGTCTTGTGTGGTCCAGATGCTGGTTCTGGTAAACGTGTTAAACGTATGCGTGACCAAATCAATAAACGTTACGATGTTAATTTAAACATTGTGATGATTGATAAAACTAGAAAACAAGCCAACGTAATTGATGAAATGATTATCATTGGTGATGTTAAAGGTAAGCATGTCGTTATATTAGATGATATGGTTGACACCGCTGGAACATTATGTAAAGCAGCTGAAGTGTTAAAAGATGCTGGTGCTAAGACTGTTACAGCAGTAATCGCACATGGTGTGTTATCTGGTCCAGCATACAATCGCATAGAAAACTCAATGCTAACAGAATTGGTTATTAGTGATTCATTAGAAACAATTGAAGAGCAAAAAATAACAGTTGTTAGCGTTGCACAACAAATTGGTATGGCTGTATCAGCATCAATAAATAATTTAAGCTACGAAGCATTAAAATCAATTAAAACGGTATATTAATGGATAATAATAAATTTAATTTTAACAACACAACGCTATTGCAAATAGCATTGGTTGGTGGTATTGTAACTCTAGCAGCGTTGGGTGTGAACGGTTGGGGTTGGTTAGTTTTCGCACTAGTATTAACATTATAAAAAATAAAAAGATGAGTCATTTT